CGCCACGGGCTGTTGAACACACGTTCGTTTTATGCTATACTGTCCTTAAAAGGAGGGACAAATGAAAGCGGTAAAAGTGTATGGCGACTGGGAAATACATGTCGAGTTCGACGATGGTCACTCAGCCACATTTGAGCCATATGCCCACGGCTTTGGATATGGCATCGAGGGATTGCGGCGCTTCATCCTAAGTAAAGGCGACCAGCTTGTTTTTCAATACGATGCCAGGCTGTATCGCGCTGAGCCGCAAACGGATGAGGAACAGGTCGTCTTTGCTGCAAATGGATACGCCCAACAACTGGCGGCTGAGTATTGGAATGAGGCCAAGCGATTTGCAGACAGCCTGTTCAGGCCAGGCGGGTGGGACAACGACTCGCCATCTGACGGAAGGTATCGGCTGGCATGGAAGGTCATCGGCGAGGGATGGATTGGTCTGAGCAATCTAAAGGATGGCAACGCCAAGGAGGGTCAAAAATGAAAGCAGAAGTAGAGAGTCATCCTCTCGAAGAAAACCTATACCATCTCAGTACATTCCGTGAGCAGGTCATGCAACGCATGCCCGCCATACTTGCCCACGGCGGCACATGGATCGACGCCGTGGCCGATGTCCTGGTGGAGTATGGCTACACGCTGGTCTCAAACGAAGATTACACCGCCAAACAGCAAGTCGCCATCTTGATCGAAGGCGGCGCAGAGGCCGGGGTGTACTACGACGATGCCTGCGTCGAGGTCCACGTGCTGGATTACGACGTGCAGGATGAGGAAGCCGAAGAAGAAGTCAATCGACGTTACGCCGAGCTGGAAGAGCTCGGCGTGATTTCACCTGAGCGATACCATTAAGGAGGAAACGGTGAATAAGCTTATCATCAGCTCGCCCGTAGCCAGTTGGCTGTACGAGTCGACTGGCAGTGAGACTCTCAATAGCCGCCTGGTAGATCTGGCCTGGAAACGGGCTGTGACACTGGGTATGATCCAGAATGAGGATGAAGATCACTACATCGACGTAGTGGTAGAGGACAACTATTTCAACTGCTATCTGAAGGAGGCACACCATGAAGCTCAAGCGTAAGACAGACATCATCAAGTACCTGGAGGACAAGGATTACAGACACGCCTACGACTATTGGCCTATCGCCTGGAATATCAAAGTATACGATTGGTCATTTACCATTGGCAAGCACTACGACGTGAAGACTGATCACAGGTGGGATGACAAATGGGAAGAGTATGTCGAAAAAGAGGACTGGCTCTTCAATGCCGCCTGCGAGGATTGGCTGGGCTTTACCGGCAAACACCCCGACTGGGACATAATGGAAGGCCACCCCGATCAGGATGTCTCTGACACCCATCCGCTGCTCTACACAGCCGGGCGCAGTGGCGGCTGGCTGGTGCTGGATGAAATCAACCTGATCGGCTCTAGATACAATTTCTTTCGCAGCCATCCCGATTGGCAAGACTTCGAGTACGGCACGCTATGGGTGCTGTACAAGTTCTGCGTCGAGATGGACAAAATCGTAGAGGGCCGTCACCAGCATATGCGTTGGTGGTTCGCCCATCACCGCCAAGAGATGGAGTGTGAGTGGGCTGCCGCAGAGAAGGAAGAGATGGCGCTCCAGGAGGCCACCATTGGTCCGGTGGGTATGGCCTATGCCTACTAAAGACAAGGTCCAACTGCTGGCATTTGTTCTGTGGCGGGGATTCAGGCACACCATCAAGTGCCTGGAAGACGTAGATTCGCAGACCGCCGCTGCATTAGGCGGCGGTCTCAGGTTTCTTGTCAGCCTACTTGAGTCCGAATTTGGACTCGCAAACCGTAAAGAGAGGAGATCTAAATGAGCGAAGATAAAGATATTCTGAACGTTATCGATGATCTGCTGGACGTAATCCACGCATTCAAACCGCTGCTGCAAGACATCCTGGAAGTTCTCTACAACGTACCAGAGGCTGGAGAGACGTGGGACCAGCAGCACGCCGACACGCATTTGATGGCCTGCCAGGCTATAGAAGAGTTTCTTAAGGAGGGAAAATAATGTCGATACAAGATAACATGGATTTGCTCAACCAGTATAGAGACAAGTTCATGCACATCTTCAATGTGCCGCTGACACGCTGGATGCACCCGCTCTATGGCTTCGACATAGGCGCGTTTGACGATTGGATCAAGACACCAGCCGACATCAGCCTGCGCGATCACATCTTCAATATTTATGGCGACGAAGGGGTTCAGATTGTACTGGGCGTGCTAGGCGTACAGCCCAAGTCAGAATTCACGACGGAAGGTCAGGAGGAAAACCAATGAAACTGCAAGACATCTGCGGCAACGAGCACGCCAAGCGGGCCATCGAAGTGGCCCTGGCTGGCAACTTCTCTGTCCAGTTCATCGGCCCATGGGACAGTGAGGCGGGTGTGCTGGCCGAATATGCCCGTCAACATCAACTAAAGTCACGTGCCATACCTGCCTGTCCATGCGGGTTCTGGGGTGATGCTGCACGAGAATGCACGTGCAGCCTGCAAATGGCTGCCGGTTGGCGGAGCAAGCACTTCGGAGAACGGGAGAACTACGACCTGACCATTGAGGTGGCCCCATGCGACGTGCATAAGATCATCGGCATGCTATCTGGTAAGCTGAGCGAGCCAGAAGAGGCTGTGCTAAAGCGCGTCGATGGAGCTACCCGGCATACCGACATGCATCTGGACGAGGCAGGTGTGGCTTTGTTGAAGGCGGCCATCCAGCAAATTCGCCTGGACTATCGGCGGGCACTGCGCATAGTAGAGATTGCCAGGACCATCGCCAACCTAGCCCATGCCGAACGCATCCACGTGGCCCACCTGGCCGAAGCCATCCAGTACAGACCAAGGAGGAATAACCAATGAGTGACAAGACGTGTGAAGAACGCATCAATGACGAGCTGGAGCATGAGATCCAGCGTATCAGAGAGGCCCTGGGCCACGCCGAGCAGGTGTACGATTTGGCCTGCCAGAAGTGTGGACACAAGTGGCAAACGGAGGACGAATACGAGGCATGCCCTGGCTGTGGCAATGGCGATGAGATCGACGTAGAAGAGAATTGCGACGCAGAGAGCCGAGACTCGTACTGGCAAGGCATCTTAAGCATCGACACCCAGCTAATGTTCAGAGTACAGTTGTCTACAGGCGGGCCTGGCGACCAGTTCGAGATTTACGTCGATCCACAGGACCACGAAATCAGCCACATCGACTATCGCTTCCTGGACTGGTTTGATGGTGCAGAGCGGCGCTTGACAGGCACAGACTTCGATCTGGCAGTCGAGATGTTCCAGGACATCGCCGACAACTGGGAAATGTATGCTGGACTGGAGGCGCGATGAACACGATCAGATACGCCATCGATCTTGAGTTCCACACGGCCTGGTCAGTCGTGGGCCGTGAGGTGTACGGTCCCATCATCGACTTCGAGAACATGGGGCCGCAGGACGGATTCGAGATGAAGTGGAAATACGAGAAGCTGCCGATGGACATCGGCTTCTATCAGTCGGTGTTTTTCACCAAAAAGATCCCGCTGGCGGAAAGGAACCGCCATCGCGAGTTCTGGGGCTTCAAGCCCATCAAATCCAGGGGCTACGTCAGGATCGAAACCCATCACGGGTCAAAGGGTGACTTTCATAGCTACTACAACCAGAGCGAAAATGTATGGACGGTTGACCCCCGCCAGGCCACCTTGTACCAGACCGACGGCGGGCAGGATTTCATACCCATCGAGGACGCTATGATACTGTTCTGGCCGCCGCGCCTGAGAGGAGGGGCACGATGAGTAATTGGTCAACCGAAATCAGGTCAAGTCGTTTCTGGAATTGTGGCGACAGGGCGGTCGTCATCGCTGCGTCGATCAACTACCTGGATGGATACATATTCGACTGGGCAGCCTACATCGGGTCTGCCAGTCCAGCCAGTGAGGAGTATGCGGCTGAATACGTAGTCGAGCATGGCAATAAGCTGAGCCGAGATGACGCAGCCTACTTCTTTCCAGATATGCCGATTGTGAGATGGAGGCACTAACATGGACTGGTATGTAGAAATGCGAGAGCGCGTCACCAAAGATAACGCGCTGGACTTGACCATCGAGAAGTTCGAGAAGGTGCTGGCAGATCAGATCGAGCTGCACATCGCACCTCACGAGTGCCCGCTGTGCCAGGTGTGGTACAAGCCCGGTTTCGATGGGAAAGAGACCAGTTGCCCCCAATGCCCGCTAACGGCTGTGAACGAGAACTGCCTGGATGACCACGGCATCTACGATCAATTGGAAAATCTATTTCACAACTACCCGCAGGCGGACATCGATCAGTTCATCCGCGCCTGGGTACTGCCCGGCCTGCGTAAACTAAAGGAGGATTGACGTGGTAACTGTATGGAAATACTATCTTAAGCCAGGCGAGAATCTACTGCGCGTGCCAAAAGGAGCTCAATTCCTGCATGCCCAGTTGCAGCATAACATCGTCGTCATCTGGGCGCTGGTAGAGCCACACCGCGATGCAGAAGAACGCCGATTGCTGGCAGTCGGCACAGGTGAGTTCATTCAGGAGTGCGTATACGACTTGGTCCACAAAGGCACGCTGCAACTGGATGGCGGCAACTTGATCTATCACGTGTTCGAGGTGATCGATCACATGCCATTCTGAGTCCAACACCTGGACTCACTAATTGAATAATTGCCCGCCCCCAATGGCGTGGGTTGGCTGAAAACACAAACGACTGTCCTTGAAAAAGGCCCGCCGTTCTCGGAGGAATCCGGGGATGGCTGGCCTTTTTTGTTATCTCAAATTTTAAGGCGCGAATGTTGCACCCCTATATCTTGTGTGATACAATCGTTCATGCCGCTCTCATGGGGGCGGCTTTAAGGAGAAACATCATGGAATGCATGCAGTGCGGTGGTATCGGCATGGTGACTGAGACTCGCGAGATGACGTTGTGGCGGCGGCGCAGGCGGCGCTGCGCCAGTTGCGGCTGTTCATGGACCACCTACGAGGTCCATGAACACTTCATAGGGCCGTTTATCAAGATGATGGCTGCCAACCGGAATCGGCTCATGGGTGAGCTGCGCAGCCAGAGGGCACGTAACAGCCTGGGCCAGGAAGGAGTAGGCATGTAATTGTCAAAATGATTTTGACTGTGATCGGCATCCCACTGATATACGCAACTTTTAAAGGAGTGACGAAGTGAACTACAATTTTATAGCCAATTTTGACGAGGCCAAGATCATTCACCAAATAGAAGACCCGCAGGTTAAGGTTCAGGTCTGGCCTGGGTGTATTTGTGGCGGCGTTGCCATGGATGCTATTTTTGCACACCCACACGCCCTGTTTGGAACTGCATTCGAGTACGAGGTTTGCATACCAGATCCTGGCATATGGGAACTCGGATTCTTCACAGGCATCGCCGACAAGGCCAAGTTCCCTCCACACGACTCGATCAAATTTCAGGTATTCGTCAACGACAGACTGGTCTTCGACAAGATATGGTCCGTCAAAATGTGGAACTACAATCAAATAAAAGACATCATCATCTATCCAGATGACCCACCCACCATAAAGTTTGTAACCGACGACATGGGGTGTAACACGTTCAATTGGGCCGTCTGGGGAGAGCCAAGCCTATACGTCAAGGAATGGATATAAGCCAATGCCTACCATATGGCCCCACCCACCTGATCCACGCCCACCCAAACCTCGCCCGCCTAAGCCAAAGTAGGCTCATGCGGCCCGCGACCTGCTACTTATGTCAAGCTGAACCTTAAAGTTTTGAACTTTGCGGCAAAAAGGGCTTGACAAACGCTCGTTCGTGTGCTAATATGAGGCTGTCAGTCCTGACACGACCAGATAGAGGAAAACCTAGCAGGGTATCGACTCAGATAATCAGGACTGACTGGTATCGTTGGGGGCTGGCGTAAGTCAGCCCCTTATTCCATCGAATTCGACGTGCTGTGTGGCACGCGAAGAATATCAAATCCTTTTTCAAGCCGCGTGTGCGGCAGGAGAGTGTAACGTGTCTGGCATCAAGATTTTGTGGAACGCCAGCGAGAAGCTCATGCGAGAAGAGCTGGCGCGGGATGGTCGCGTGACCGGTCCCAAACGTGTGTGGGAGATCGACCTGGAGGTTATTAACCCCAAGCAGCGAGCCGCCCTGGCAGAGCTGGTCAGCTTCGACAGCATAGGCAAACCAACTGCCATCGACATCCGCGATTACCCACTCTTGACGGTTGAGTACCCCTACGTCAAGACGCAGACGGTCGAGCTGGACGCCGAGCCCAACCTGGAGCATGTCATCCAGGTAGCGCGGGAGGTGTACTTCCGGCGAGCAGAGCATCAGACCATCCAGGCTGAGCGCGAAGCCAGCGACAAGCGCCACCGCCAATTCTACAACCAGGTCTTACCCGTCCTCAAGGGCCTGGCCGACGACGACGACCTGGATGGTCTGCGCAACTTCCGCATCGACTACCCGGACTGGTACACGCCCAAGTGGCGCAATAGCTACACCAGCCGTACCCTGGAGGGGGAGATCACCAGCCTGATTGGCGAGGTATCCAGCCAGCGGGAGGGGGTCCGCCGCGAGGTAGAGAAGGCTCGTCAGAAGGCCGAGCTGAACGCCTGGATTGCGGAGCACGGCTCAGACCATCTCAAGAGTGCTCACGAGCTGGGCTACGAAGTAGGGCGGCTGTACGCTACCGAACGCTTTGAGCACGAAATCCCGACCGGCTGGCAACTGGACTTCTACGACCGGGCGGCCTGGTATGTGCGTACCAACCCCAGCGCGGATGCCATCGTTGAACTAAAGCTGGCCCAGGCGTTGTGCGAAGCCGTAGGCGGCAGCCACGCCACTATCGTGTGGCTTACGCATCCACCCAGCCAGGAGCCAGAGGAAGACGATTACGGATACTTCGAGGCTTGCGAAGCGGTCATCATCCGGGGCTACCTGGGTAAGTACGATCTGGTGAAGATGTTGTAATCCAGAGAGGGGCCAGGCTACCTGGCCCCTATTCCATCATAGGAGGCATAGCGTGGATCACCCCCACAAACAGCGACTTATGTTATTGCGCCAGCACGTTGATTACGTCAACGAGCTGGTGCGCCAATCCAGGGATATGAGCATTACCATGGCCCTGGTGTGGCGCTTTCACGTGGCGTTCGTCGAGCCGCTGCTGGACGAATTGGGGCTGGTGCTCGTTCGCTTTGCCCCCGACGAGCGCGACAACCCACCTGAGTGGCTGGCTAAGTACTTGAACGACATGAACAAGCTGTACGAAGCATTACCCGTGGTATGAGGAGGCATCGTGAAAACACAGACGTATCATCTCAAGATCACACTGCTGGAGCCCATGCTGGGCACAGCGCCCGCCAACAAGGACATCTACACCAGCTACTTTAAGCAGAAGTCTCTCGATGCCGCCGCCAAGGCCGGTGTGGAGCTGGCACCGGAGACGATTGATAAGCAGGCCGAGGACATGCCAGACGAGGGCGAGTCCAAGACGACTGGCTTCCACCGCCTGCCGGATGGCAGACCGTACATCATGTCGTACATGATCGGCGGCTTCATGAAAGAGGCGGCCTCGACACTGCGCAAGGTGGATGACTCGCTCATCGCCAGTAACAGTGTCCTCAGAGCCTTCAGGAAGTTCGTGGACAGTCAGGTGTTCTTCAGACCGCATCGTGTTCCACTGGAGGTAGCAGGCCAGATCGAGTGGGCCTACGTGGACGAGATGAGCTTCAGTGGCGGCGGCGTCTCGGACTTCCAGCGGTCGCTGCGGGCATCCACGCCCATGGGTGAGCGGGTGGCATTGGCCAAGAGTGAGGTAGTGCCGCCCGGCACCAGTCTGGAGTGCACCATGGAAGTGCTTGGAGATGACGTAGACGAAGAGACGCTGCGCGAGTGGTTCGACTACGGGCGGCGCAAGGGGTTGGGGCAGTTTCGCTCCAGCAAGATCTATGGTACATTCGAGTACGAGCTGCGACGGCTGAGCTGAGCATGCTATGTGCTGGCTCAGTGTTTCGACGCAAAGCGACGGTTATGTTCGGAATGCTATGCATCGGCAATGTTAGGCAAAGTTTGGTCAGCCGTGGGCTACGCATTTCGTACCACAGCAGCGCAATGGGCAATGTTAGGCAAAGTCCTGGCAACGCTGAGATAGCGGCGTGTAGGCTCAGTATCGATAGCAACGTTTTGGGCAATGCAACATCCTGTGGGGTAGAGTTTTGGTAAGGCGAGGCGGGGTAAATCAGTCTGCTGTTGGGGTTAAGTAGACTCTGGCTATGTACTGGGTCAAGCATGTTTTCGTTGCGTAATGGGCATGGCACAGCTATGTAACGCCAGGTACAGACAAGTAAGAGCACTGCACGGCTCTGTTGTGCCGTGCAACGGGCTATGCAATCTCACGCCCTGAGCGTAATGTGTAGGTAGCGTCCCCAGGGATAATGCGAGGTCGAGTCCAACACCTGGACTCAAGAAAGGAGATCCATATGTCAGACGAACCGACTTTTGAGGATTTCGGGACTGAGTGGAAGGAGACCATGGACGACGTGGCCCAGGAAATCTGGGACGGCGTACAGGACATCCTGAACGACGACGGCCAGGAGGATCAGAATGGCGAAGACGAACCTGTTCAAGAACAAGAGTGAGTACGATCAGGAGGCGCTGGACATCGCGGCTGAACATGTCGCGGCGTATCTCGCGGGCGACAGTGGCGGGCGGGTGGCCCACTTACAGCAAGCCATGAACGACGTGGCGAATGACAAGCGCACCGTACAGAGTTATGGTGGGCTGCGAGCTTTTCTGTTTGGGCGAGGGGACAGACGTGGCTAAACGCGACTTTTCGTGGCTGGAATTACACGAAGCAGGTTACGACGAATGGGGTGAAGAAATCCCTGGCGCTGCACCATTGCACGAGATTGCACAGGCGCAATACGAGCGAGCACACCAGGAGCAACTGCCCCCCATGCCTGCGCCAGATCCCTTGCCACCCGACGACGGTCGCGGGCGAGATAGCGATGCATGAAGCTATCTCTTGAGTTATAGCGTGGGGTACGCGGATGGCATAGCGGTCGGACACGTAATCCGATGGGGTGTGGGGCTGGTACTGGTGTCACACCTGCGCAGGTTCAAATCCTGCCCCCGCGCACAGGCGGCACCCAGTAGATTCCGAGGGTCAGACCGGTAGGCCCGTGGTGAATTTCGGAAGCAAGCGCCTCTGAAACCGAAGCTGGGCAGATGACGTAACTGACAAAAGCGCGACAGCCTGGAGAGTCAGGCACATGGGGTAGCGGCGTGGTGGGACACGCCCCCTAGCAGGCAGTAGTCTGTTGCATCAGAGATTGGATTAGCTGTCCAGTCGAGGTGTGGCTTCAGGCCGAGGGAATAACTGCAACTCGGAGGCTTAGGGGATACCTGGGCGGGCAGGTGCTAGGTCCGAAACCTACCTACCCCACACGGCAGGCGAAGGGCGTGCAGCAGCATTTCAGGAGAGCGCATTTATAAAGCAGGGCGCTGCACAAGTCGGTGAAGAGGTCGCGGGCGAGGCCGACACATTAAAGGAGATCGACAATGGAAGAAGTGGTCTGCACCCTACGTGAATTCAAAGAAGCGACGGAAAAGGCCCAGGTGGTTTTCCGACACCTCGTCAACGTGTTCTTCATGCTGGACAACCCAGCCAGGGCCAGATTGAAAGCTGACAACATGTGGGATCAGATCATGGAAGACGCGGCTCTGATCGACGACAGGCTGGACGAGTGGGCTGATGCAGCCAAGGAGTAAGTCATGCCATATCTACTCGCTATAATGGGTGGGCTCAACTTATTTCTGGCGGGTGTCCTGGGTGCGGGCAGTAAGTAAGGAGGCCATAGAAGAACATGGGAGGTTCTGTGTTTGTAAAAGAGAACACATTTGTTGTAGTGCGCGATCCACAAGAGTGGATTGTGCCATTTAGTTGGATACGGTCTGATGAAAAGCCCTTTGATCTAATCACTAGAGGATATATCCAGCTAACTCCATATGAAGCAGGTTTTGCTAAAAAGGAGGTGCGTGGTGAGTAAGAGCCTGAACTCTCCAGCATCTATAAATTGGAACCAGATGGAGAGAGACTTGATCAGACATGCAGTCAGGTATGGTACACAGGACCTAGTAAAGTCTGTTGTAGAAGACAGCCGTTTCAGAGCCGAGGTTCTCAATGAGATGGTAGATAAGTGGCCGTCTAACACAGATATTCTGGCCTCGGTTGTGCAAAGCCTTATCAATCGATGGGCCGAGCATGACGGTCCATATAAAGTCATACAAGCCCCATCTAGTTGGTAGTGGGTGTCCTGGGTGTGGGCAATAGGAGATTAAAATGGCTTACACAGAACAGCAAGTTAAGGATGCGCTCAATAAAGCTAATTTGAGCGAGGACAGCTTCAAAAAGGCGTGCAGATTTATGGGTATCCGTGATACAGACACTAAGAGCCTCGCCAGGTTAGCTGAGGAAGCATGGGGAAGCGGAGCAGTAGGTGCTGCACAGTCTATATTGTCATCTCAGCCCAGGAGGAACTGGTTCTGATGTTTATCGCAATACTCATTCTGTGTGCCATAGTTGGGTTGCTAGGTATTCTAGCAACTGAGACCGCTCCCCCACTTGTGGACAGTGATAAGGCGTATGGCTGCGGGTACTTCTTCATGTGGGGCACCATTATTGGTGCTTGCAGTGTAGGTGGGGTTATTGCTATTATTACTATAGGAGGAGGTGGATGATAATGATTACATTAGCAGGGTGGCTCAAGTACGTGGTCTTACCCGCATGTTTGATCGCGGGCTTGTGGTCCATCGCGCTGGCGATCAAGTTAGGTGTATGAACCTTAAAATTTAGCGTAAGCCCTTGACAAACGCGCGTTTGTATGGTAAGCTGTAGCCACAATTAAATGGCTGTAACGGGCCAAACCTCCACCAAAAAGGCACGTTGTCTCTTGTGCCGCTGTCCGTTTACCCGTTTGGTGGCGGGAACTCGTTACAGCGGCGGCGACACAAGAGAGAGCGTGTCTTTTTATGGAACCGATGAAGCGCGGCATTCCGCCCAGGAAGCTACCTGGCTCGCGTCATAGTCGAAACTACGCCAGAAAAATCCAGGTAACACAAGTTGGGAGCAGGACGTGGATCACACTGAGTCCAAGCGGCAATACACATAGCGTCGAGCTTCGCTCAAACAGTGAGATGCTATGCGATTGTGGCAAGAACACGCCTGACGGCCTGTGCTCACACAGGATAGCTGTATTGTTGGGTATTGTGCCAAAAATGTTTGAGACGTATCTGATGACGGACAAGGGCTAATGCCACACTCATCGGTTTCCAGCACGTGCATAGCATTGCCAGTCACCCTATGGGGCAGACTGGCATTTGTTTTATCACAAAGGGCGGCTTATATCGGGCAAGCGGCCTGTCATATGATGGCGAGCCCATAAGGCCCAGGGCGGTCCTGGGCTGATCCAGGGCGGAGCGGTGAGCGACACCCCCGATAAAACCTTATTAACCCTTATCCAGCAAACGAAGTACGATACCCTTTCGTCACCTGGGACCGGACACGTTAGCGATGGTGAGTGAAGCGAAGACTGGCACCGTTTGAGCGAAGCGTGGGACGACCGGAGGGAGTGATAGCATACCTGGCTCCAGACCGTGGATGTTATTTGCCCCTGGAGACAGGGGTTCCTGCGCCCTTCACCACCCGTGAATCAGGATTAGATGCACAAAAGAGGTAAGCAAGTATGCCTACGATCTCGTACATAGATCCAAAGACGTTAAAATCAGCACACAAAGAAGTTTCGACTTTTGCCACTCTTGAGTATAAGCAGTGGACAAAGGGTTTAACTGCAATTGTACCAGACGAGATATACGATGAGGTTGTCAATCTATCGTTGGAGTTGGGCATTACGCAGTCCGAGTTCATGCGTAGGGGGTTAGCTTTATACTTGGACATTGAGCGTAGTAAAACAGCCGAGAGGTAGACGATGACTAACAAACAACTGGCGATCATCGGTGGTAAGCTACGGGAGGAGAAACGTCATGCTTAAAGTTATGTTCTTCGACAATGGACACACGGCTGTGTTTGATGGCAATCTACAAATGCCTGAATTGCAGGTGGCCTGGTTTCAGTTGTGGCTTAAGTTCCTGATCGAACATGGCTACTCAGCCGAGAACGTCCAGTTTGTCATGCCAGATGGCAGGCTGGCGCAGGTAGACGCTGAGAGCTTGAGATGGAGTATCGCATGAGAACGCAAATCACCAGGCTGGAGAACTTGATCGGCAAACGCATCACGCATGCCGTGGAAGCCGATGCCAAAGTGTGTCTGTACGTGGAAGACGACGAGTACATCGTTTTCATAGTCGAGCGTGGCTATGAGCGCGGTGACGAGTTCGTGTATGTCAGTAGCGATACGCCGTCTATCTACACTGGCTACCGTTTGGGGCTGATCACTCACGACGATTACGAGCTGCGCCGGGTCGAAGCCGAGGAGTGGGCACGCAAGCAGCAAGAGGTGCGTGACCGTGCAGTGTTGGCAGCCCTCAAGGCCAAGTTTGAGGAGGCTAATCCATGACTGAACTGAAAGAGATCATAAGCGACATACGCGCAGTTGCCAACGTGCTGAGCGACCATAACCCGGCTTTCGCTCAGCGTATTCAAAGCTGGGCCGACGACCTGGAAGAGCACGTACCGTGGAACGCGACTATTGGAGTACCTTCCAGGCGCTCACAGGCAAAAAGCCATGGATGCATCTGGCCGATGCTTTCTATAGCGTCGGGGATCGGCTCAGGATCGCCTGTGTCAACGCCGAGGATCAGCCAGAGCTGGATGGATTGTACTCCAACTACGCACAGGTGCTATACACCATCAAGGCCAATATCGAATTCCTGGAACACAAGGTTGAGCAAATACTGGACGAGGAGGAGTGACATGGGACTGGGAGATCCAAAGAATGCCGTACTGCGTGTAGATGCGCTTAACAGGATGGTCGGTGTGCTGGCTGCGGCTGAGGGCGCTACCGAGGCCAGTTGGTGGCTGGAGTACCTGATCGACCGAGTCATCGAGAAGTGGGTTTATCGGAACCCATATCATGAGGACAGAGACTTTGACAGACACCTGTATGAGAATATGGATTCTGTTATCAAGCGCCATCTGTCCGAATTATATGTTGTTCAGAAACAGGAAGCTTTGATCAAAGAGCTGGAGGAGGTCGCGCACGACCATGCAGCGTGAAATGTTAGAGGACATCGCCGACCGGCTATATAGCACCAACAAGAATCTGGCTACGCTGCTGAACAAGCTGGGTATCGACGCTGAGCCAGATGAAGTGGAAAAGGCATTGCTGGCGACTTTCAGCTTCGGGCTATGCGCCGGTTGTGGCTTGTGGTCAGATGGTCTGTTCGACGAGCGGTGCGAGGCGTGCCGTATGGAGGGTGAGACACGATGAACGCCGGTCGAGAGTATTCCCTAAGATCGTGCCGTATCGGCCTGGTCGAGAGTGTACATCGCCTGAAAAAACTACACCGCAGCACCCAGGCTGAAGGTGTTGGGTATGCGCTTTTCGAGGCGCTCGAAGCTACCGAAGAGGCTGTGCGGCACCTCGAATTTGCCATGCTGGAAGAGGGGATAGAATTTGCCGAAGAAGTATATCTGTGTCCAAATCTGGACTCACAGGAGGTCGCGCACGACCATGAGTAGTCTATACAGCATAGAAGTAAGAAGCTGCGACTTTTGTTATGTAGAAGCCAGCAACCAAATGCGCGAACACTTCAAGACGAGCCACCCGGATTATGATAGCACCAACCCGGAGCATCGCGCAGCATGGAAAGTCTATTGGGACAACTGGACCGAGCCAGAGCCGCAGCCGTGTTTTTACTTCATCGCCGATTGCGGTGGCGACGCTATTTCCATCTGCGCCAGACATCTGGAAAAGATACTGGCGGAGCTGGTCAACTATGTGGAGGAGGATCAGGATGCACGCTGACTACGAAGATATTACGTCCAGGGTTGCCGAGTCGCCAACTTGGTGGGACTTTAACGGTACGCCGCGTTACGGAGAGTTCAGCCCTGATTTGTGTCCCAGTATCTACACGCGCCAGGTGTTTCTACTCAAGATCGCCTGCCAGGCGTGCAAGCGCGAGTTTGAGGTGGAGATGCACGTCGATCTCCAGGATCGCCTGCCAGTCGAAAAGGACACGGTACAGCAGTTGCATTACGGCGACCCGCCCCGCCACGATTGCGTGGGTGACAGCATGAATTGCATCGACTTGGCAGTATTGCAGGCGTGGGGCAAGGGCAGAATGGGTGGCTGGAAACGCAACACTGCACTTGAGGTCGAATTTGAGGAGGTCGCGGGCGACTATGACACTGAATGAGTTGATCGAATTGCTGGAAAAAGCCTACCCATCCACCGAGTACCCGGAAATCGATTTGCACCTGTTCCGGGATGGCAGCAGCACTATCATAGACTTTAGCGACGACGAAGATATGGTGCTGGTAGAATTATACGATCTGGTTGGCCTGGAAGCTCACCTGCGCCGGAAAGTGGAGGGTTGGGACGACATGGCTAATACTTATTTCGTATGGGCTACGGAAGATTATTACCCACAAGGCGGCAACCGAGATTGCATCCTGATTACGAGCGACTTCGATCAGGCTATAAAAGAAGCTCTGCTGCTGGTTGTGGAGAACAGGTGGGTGACTACCATTCGTGGTGGGCGCTTCGTGTTCGTGGGTGAGATATTCCCGGTCAGGACCGCAGCGGGTATACAGGAAGTGTTTGGATACAAGGACCTGGGTGTGTATGTTGCGCTGGGCGAGACAGCCTTCAAACATTCCTACCCTGAGCTGTTCACACCATTGGATGAATTGCGGCGCGTGACGCCTGAAGAGTTTCTGGCGATTATGGAGGAACACCATGCTTAAGGTTCTAATTTTGGATGAGACCGACATGATGGGCAACCGGCCTCGACCCGGCACAGCCCAGCCCATGTCCGAACACGACATCACCGTCGTGGTGGATGGAAAAAGCTTCAGGTCTATCTCGCACCGTAAACTTCCGGGTGAAGGCGATTGGCTGCCGTTGGATAGACTGGGCAGGTATCTTGCGGAATGGGCTGACATGCGCTCGGTGGAGACACCATGAACACACTGAATAGAAATATCCAGAAGAATGAAGTGGTCATCGTCGAAGGTCTGGGGGAACAGTTTTCTGGCTGGTTTGCCACCGCCTTCATATGCGACCGGGGTTTTGGCATGCTCCCCAACACTGCTGGCGGTGCCATCTACGGTCGCTGGCTGGACGGGGTAGGCTATGGCTACATCCATGGCTACGAGATCAACACAGCAGCTACCCAGGCGTTCCAGTACGCCAACTTCGTGACCTGGGACAAAGCGGAGTTACCCCGTGAAGAGGACATATGTGCGAGCACGACCTGAAAGTTAGACAGCATTATCACCATTATCGAGACCGGCCTGTTGGCATGCTTGGTCTGCACTGGTTTGTAATATGTGGGCGGTGCGGAGCTACGGTCGCCGGGCCGTATGCCTTACAAAGTGAAGCACGTGGGGCTATGAAAACGTTAACAGGAGGAACCATGAAGAAGATCGGCAAGAAAAATCTGTATCGAGTTGTCGAGGCGTTGAGCGTCGTCGAGTACCTGGCTCAGCGACGACCGTACACGTGTGCACAACTAAAGATGGTGGCTGTCGGGTATGCCTATACAGGAGTGGGCTTCTCCAAGGTGTGCTGGCCCGACGAGTGGAGTTCCACGTATGGCATTAACGAGGCCATACGGCGGGCGACCCGCGACATCTGCAAGGCCATCCTGGCTGAGCCGGGCCGGGAGGCTATCTACGACGCCATGCTGGACGTATTGGAGCGCCACGATCAATTGAGCGTTCTGGAGTGACCGGATGGACTTCTACAAAGCCGTCCGGCCCAAGAACGACCAGTTGGTGAGTAGCAACCCGGACCTGCCGCCCGAATTGGTGCTGACCTACGCGCATGGTCTATGGACCTGGCCCAGGGTGGGTGGTATCTTTGTTCTATCTTCTACCAACATTAGAATGCACATGTGCCAGCTCTGGGCTGTCGATGCGGTTAACCCGCGCCAGATAGACACCATGGTTGCACCATTTTACCTGAAGTACATGGCAGGTGTGGCCGAGACGTTCTGGGCGGGTCCTGGGGGACTGGACAGCCGCTTCGTGGTGGCTACTGGATATTATTTTGGGTGGGTAGCCGACGCCGTGCTCTTGAAGGAGAGGGTTTTATGACAAGCTTAAAATTTAGGACAACCCTTGACAAACGAACGTTCGTGTGGTATAGTTTATCTGAGAGCCCCGGCACGGCGGGGTAGTATGCCTCCAAAGTCGTGAGCCTTGACTGGCAGCCGTGCCTGCCAGTCTTTTTCCCCTATAGGAGACTATTCACGTGGAACTACCCGATGATCTGGAACAAAAGATGCTATTGCGAGCGCAGTTGTTGCGCATCACCACCGAGCGGACCGCCCACATCACGCAGGCCATCAACACCATACAGGAGTACCTGGCGGCTGAGTGGAGTCGGATCGAGTCCGAATTTGGACTCACGCTCAAAGAAGTCGAGGAGTCGATCAAGTGTGACGTGGTAGCCAGCGGCGCTTCGTTCAAAGCCAATGGCTGGGAGTGCCGCTACCGCAAGGGCAGCATTACCTGGGACAGTAAGGGGCTGGAGGGCTACGCCAAGCTGGCCCCGGAGGTGCTCGAATTCCGCAAGGAAGGAAAAGCATCGGCAGCATTTTACGAGCTTAAATCCGATCAACCCGGTCTATAGCGCCGGGCATAGGCCGGTCGCAGCTTTCGCATGAGCTGCGACCGCTTTTTCAACTCGTTCAACTGCTTTCTGATTAACTTGTTCGATTTGGAGACGGCCATTGAGAGTTCCTCCTACTTTATTCTCAGACGGTAGCGTGATCGGCAACCCTGGCCCTGGCGGCTGGGCAGCCGTAGTGGTGTGCGGAGATCAGGACGCCATCCTGGACGTGCTGGACAACTACGTGCTGGACGGCGATCAGGAGATCAAAGTGCTTACTGCCGACAAGCTACTGGCTGCCGTCAAAGTCATGTCTGGCGTCGAGCTGCCTGAGAGTACCAACATCCGCATGGAGATGCGGGCAGCCATAGAGGCCATCCGCGCCTTCAGACTCTCCGAAGCTGAGCTGTACACCGACTGTGAGTTTATGGCCAACAGCGTCAACCAGGGCTGGCTGTCAAATTGGCAGAAGCGTGGCTGGCACAAAAAGGGCGGCGCATCCGTCGCCAACCGCGAGCTGTGGGAGGAATTTCTGGCTGTTAAAGGGCATAAGGTCGTGCGCTTTCATCACATCGCAGCGCACACCAACGGCTCTGACTTTACCTCGCGTGTCAATTCGTTCTGTGACGAGCTGGCGCGGGGGCGAGCCAGGCTGGGCAGCATCGTCGCCACCCAGCCCGACTGCTTGGAGACTACCGCTGAGTGATATGATTATACCACACAGCGGTACTCATGTCCTATGTCGGGGCTATCTCGGAACGAACGTTTCTAATGATTTTAAGGTGAGGAACATGGAAGAGTGGCAGTTCGTGGTCTGGCAATTGTGGAGCCTGGTCATCATGGCGGTGGCGGTCTATTACGCCATCTTCATCTCGGCCATCCGGCCCAGCCCTGCCGAGTTGACCTGGTTCGAGGTGGTGGTAGGTTTCGTGCTGGTGGGCACTGGCTTCGTCGCCTTCGTAGTGGTGCTGCCTGGCAGCAAGCTGTTAGCTATCATGAGTCTGGCCTGGGCGGTAGCCATCGGCGGCGGGCCGATGATCGTGGGCCAGGTAGTCAAGCATAAAATCCAGCGCCACGACTCGCGCTCTACTTTAGAGGCGATAGGTCGCTGGCTGGGGTTGGGGAATGCCGACGCCACGGGCGAAGTGGCCGAACGAGATCGGTAGGGAGTATTCCCTGCTGAGAGACTATGCCGAGAAGCTGGAGTCCCTATTGACAATGGTCTACGATTACGCTTTACTGCCCCCCAGGAACGTGCACTTGTTGCGGGGTATGCTGCCGTTCGTCGAACGCCAAGCCCGCCGCATCAAGGCGACGGCAGTCCAGGCTTCACGGCACGTAACCAGGACGTGGCCGCTATGGACACGCACGGCGCTGGCCGACACCATCGCCCTATCTATGGACGTGATCGAGGCCAGCGAGGTAGCGCAGCGGTCACTCGCCAGGCACGAATGGGTGCCTATGGAAGTGGCTTTGGAGAGGGTACTCAACCACGGCACCAAGATCGTGGAGTTACTATCGGAAGGACCGGGACCCAATGGCGAATGACATAACCCCCGATCATTTGAGAACAGGTGGGAGCTGGCAGCGTGCCTGGGGTGGGCGGTTGCTGCATTACTTTTTTGGCAGCTCGACGACGCCGTTTGGTCGCTCGACGACGCTGTGTGGCAATCAATTAAACCCGCATAGTCACTCTCGATTATGGCAACACATGGGTTATCCAAAGTGCCGCAAGTGTTTGCAACGTTACGAGGACATAGCCCATGGCGAGTGATTATGACCAGGCCCGTTTGTATGCCATCAACCCCAAGATACTGGAAGACTTGCACACCCAGGTACGAAATGCCGACAAGTTACCTATGACAAAGCTAGTCAACCAGGTGATGAGTGAAGATGCTGTTGCCATGCTTGAAATAGTCCCAGATGAGAGCATTGACATGGTGTTCTGCGACGAGCCATACGGGGTCAGGGGTGGTATCTTGCATTTCTACGCCCAGGATCGCGTGGTAGAGACACACTTCGATTGGGACAATGCCCTACCCGCGCATTTAACTATGCCGTGGGTGTATCACGCCGCCAGAGTATTAAAGCCCGGTGGCGTGCTGATCAACTTCGGCATGGCCTCCTGGGCCACCACCTTCGAGGCCATCTGCATCGACGCTGGCTTGACCTTCCGGGCGCACGTGGTCTGGTTCAAGCCCAACTCGCCGCCACGCTTGCGCAAGGGTGGCTGGCGCTCGTCTTTCGAGGAGCTATGGAGCGCCAGCAAGGGTAGCCTGAGAAACCGCCAGAAACGTCTGGCGCAGGAGCAACTGCTCAACGTGGAGTGGGAAGTGCCATGCCCCAACTGCGGGCACAGCGTCCAGGCATCCCGGACCGACTCGCTGGAAGTTGGCCCCTACCCGCACCACACCAACCGCAGCCATCCCACGCAGAAGCCGGAGTGGCTAATTGCCAAGTATGTGCACATGCTGAGTGAGCCAGGCGAGATCATTCTGGACCCGTTTTGTGGCTCAG